AACAATATAATCAGCTTGAGACCTTGTAGGATAGAATTTTTTTGATGTTTCTTTTTTTTGTTTTAAAAACAATATAAAGTTATTTGCACCACTATATGAGTCGAGAAGTTCGATCGCTTTGTGTTCAACTAAGGAAGATGTGTTTTCCAAATTTACCCTTTTATTAAAAATAACAATAAAATTAATATTTATCAATAAAATACTCTTTTATGCAGAATAATGTTCCAATAACAAGATTAGGAAAATTCTTCGGTGATCGTGATTTCGAATTGGAAATTGGGATGGGTCAAGAATGGTTGATAGGTGATATGAACTATACTTGTGTACTTTACAAAATAGATAGAAACAAGATTAAGACTGATGATGTTTACGGTGAAGTTGTAGAAGACGGTGTTAAATTTTTACCACCCGTAGAGTTTAATGCACAGATTTCAGTTGCAGCCCCTGAAAATAAATTCTTGGGGACAACTCGAATGGATCAGTTTGAGCCAGGTAACATAACCATTTCTGTTTATTTGAAAACTTTAAACGATTTAGGTATCGATGTGGACTTTGGTGATTACATTGGATATTACGATAGTGAAAACTTTGTTCGTTATTATACGGTGGTTAATGATGGTCGTGTAATTTCAGATACAAAACATACATATAAAGGGTTCAAACCTTTTTATAGAACAATAATTGCGGCTCCTGTTGGACCAAATGAATTTAGAGGATTATAATGGGACTACCAAAACAAGTTAAACCAACACTACCTTTACAGTATCCGAAAACTCTTTTACCAAGAAGAGAACAAATTAAGGATATGATTACAAAGGACGGAACTTACTTACCTAAGTCACTTCTTCATGCCGATTTGGATAAAGGGTTTTTAGAATTTGTAAAAGATAAATTCAATATTGTATCTGAAGGTAAAAGAATTCCTGTTGTGGATATTATTATAACAACTCAGAACTGGTCACAGTTTGTTGAGACATGGGACTTTCAAAATATTGATAAAAATATTGAACCTCCTTTTTTAACAATTATTAGAAATCCTGAAGTCAAGTATGGTAACAATCCATCGGTATTATATAACATCCCAAATAGAAGGATGTATTACTATATGGAAGTACCAACATGGGATGGTAATAGAAAAGGTGCTGACATTTATAAAATCCCACAACCTGTTCCTGTAGATTTAAAATATACGGTGGCCATTGTTTGTAATAGAATGAGAGAAGTGAACACCCTAAATCAGAGGGTTATGGAAACATTTGCTTCACGACAAGCATACCAAGTTATTAATGGTCATTACATTCCAATTATTAATGATGGGTTCGCTGATGAGTCTTCATTAGATCTTGAGAAAAGAAAATACTACATTCAAAAATACGATTTCACCATGATGGGATTCCTTATTGACGAGACTCAGTTTGAAGTTAGTCCTGCAATATCAAGAGTTTTACAAGTTGTGGAAGTTGATCAAAGAGTTAGAAAAGGAAAACAAAAAAGACAAACTCCCGTTCAACCTGAAACAATATCATTTGTTTACGAAAATAGTGCGACAACTAAAGATATGTTTTTTGAATATACTTGTGATTTAATTTTTGAGTCAACCACAAACATTACGGAGTACTCTGTATTCATTAATGATGATTATTATGGTGACGATGTCAACCTTATCCAAGTTAATAATGGAGATGTTGTTAGAATTGATATTGTAAGAGGTTCAAGTCTTCAAGTACCTGAAATATTATTTACTCAGAGACTGATTTAATTTTCACCATATATATCTTTTTTCTCCTTACATTTTTCTAATATTAAGGACTCCAAAAACCTGTACATTTTAATCCCTCTTTTATCGCAGTACTTCTTCAGGACTTCGTGTACTTCGGAGTCAATCTTAAGGTTTTTTATCTTCTTGTTATCTTTAGACATATAGGTAGAAAAAAGGCAGAAAAAATTCTCACCAAAATATAAATACTTTTTATAATGTAAAGTTTTTAGTAAAACAGGTAATATTTATAAGAAAAATAAATAATCTAATAAGAATAAAATAACTATGGCTACTAATAGTAAAGTTTTTGTATCACCTGGAGTTTACACATCAGAAGTTGACTTAAGTTTTGTGGCTCAAAGTGTTGGTGTTACCACATTAGGAATTGTGGGGGAAACATTAATAGGACCGGCATTTGAACCAATCTTCATAACTAACTTCGATGAGTTCCAAACTGTCTTTGGTGGTACTTCACCCGAAAAATTTGTTAACACACAGATCCCTAAGTATGAGGCATCTTACATCGCTAAAGCATATTTGCAACAATCTAATCAACTTTTTGTAACTAGAATATTAGGATTGTCTGGTTATGACGCAGGACCATCTTGGTCGGTAGTAACTACCGCAAATGTTGACCCAACTACGGTTGGTATTTACTGTTTCCAAACAGTACAAGATGTTAACAGTTGTGATATTATTTGTGCTGACCCTAAAGAATTATTATTCTTTGTTGATTTCTCAGGTTGTACTAATGATGTTGCATCTATTGTATATCAAAATCAATTCCCTAACGAAATACAAGATATCCTATTTACTCAATATGAAACACCAGATGGTGGTACCTCAACAATTGATGATCAAGTAAGAAATTTAATTTTTGATGTTATTACATCTCCAAACCCATTTGCTGCTGAAGACGAATACATTTCTTATTTTGGTTCTATACCAACACTAGATTATGATATCTTAAGTGGTGCTGGATTTAATTTAGAAACAAATGTTTACCAAGTACCTTCAGTTTCTTTAAATGATACTGATCTTACTTCTTCATTGAATGATTCATGGTATTATTCACAATTCCAAAACATCGGAAATTATGAGTACTCAGGTTTCTCTTTCTTTAATTATGTTACAGGTCTTACTTTAAATCCTGTTACAACAACAACAACTTCAAGTACAACAACAACAACTACTAACCCTTGTGTTACACCAACACCTACATCAACTACTACAACAACAACAGTACCTCCTGTAAATTGTTATTCAGGTACATTAGTTGGTAAAATTTATTATTACACAGGAACATCTTTCTCTGACTACGACGATATAGTTGTTGGTACATTAAGATCAAGAGGTGTTGCGACTTACACAAACGCAACTAACCCTACATATTCAGTAACAGGTTTAACTGATGTTAACATCAATATGGCTGGACAGTACTCAACTGTTCTTAAAAATCCATTTGCAACTTTTGGAGTTAATGTTGTTGATAAGTTTGGTACTTCTTATAGTTTCGAAACTTCATTTACACAAAACGATCCTGAGTATTGGACTAAAGTATTTGGTATAACAAACTTCCAAAAACCAAGAATTGAAGTTCCTGTATTTGCAGAAGAAAACTTCCAATCTTGGTTAAACTTCTCATGGAAAAAAGGTTACATTAGAGGATTAAACCCTAACCTAATTAGATTAGACTCAGCACAAAGTGGTGATTTAGATTCAATTGGATGGTACTTAAATAAATGGCAAACTCCATCTTCACCGTTTGTTGTATCAGAACTAAGAGGTAATAAAGTTTATGACCTATTCAGATTCTATACAATCTCTGATGGTGACGGAGCAAATACCCTACTTAAAATTTCAATTGTAAACCAAACTTGGTCAAACTTAACATTTGATGTACTTGTTCGTGACTATTTTGATACAGATGCTAATCCTGTTGTTATTGAGAAATTCACAAACTGTACAATGGATCCGGGTCAAAACAACTTTATCGCTAATAAAATCGGTACTTTAGACGGAGAATACATTTTGAACTCTAAATACATTATGGTAGAGATGTCAGAAGATGCCCCTATCGATGCATTACCTTGTGGATTCAACGGATTCAACTTTAGAAATTATGCGGGAGCTCAATCTCCATTCCCAATTATCAAAGGTAAATATGACTTCCCTGGTGAAACAATATGGAATCCACCATTCGCACTTTCTTCAGGGGCAATATCAAGTACATTAAGTTCAGGAGACAATGTTAGAAGAACATACTTAGGTATCTCTAACTCTTATGGGTGGGATCCAGCTTTCTTCGAGTATGTTGGTAAGAGAAACCCTAACAATACTTGTGATATTGAAGGTATTGATTGGAACTACAGATCCGCAGGTTTCCACATGGATGTAAATGCAAGTGGATTAACAATTCCTCCTGGATTCTCAACTGCAGGTGACCCAAGATTTATCTGCGGTAACTCACCGTTCATTACTGAACCTGAATTACCTACAAACGCATACTACAGATTATTCGCTCGTAAATTTACATTATTAGTACAAGGTGGATTTGACGGATGGGATATCTATAGAGAATGGAGAACTAACGAAGATAGATTCCAAATTGGTAGATCAGGATTCCTTAACGGAGCTTGTCCATCAACAAGATATCCAAACGCAGTTGGTTGGGGAGCATTTAAAGAGATTTCTCTTGGTGACGGTACTGAAGACTTCGCGAACACTGACTACTACGCATACTTATTAGGTCAACAAACATTTGCAAACCCTGA